ACGGGAGGCAATGGTGGAAATGGAACAGCATCGACCATTTCAGGTTCATCCGTAACTTACGCAGGCGGCGGTGGCGGTGGAGCATACGCACCTGCTACTGGCGGTACTGGAGGAACTGGCGGGGGAGGAAATGGAAGCCCTAACCAAGGCGATAATGCGACTGCCGGAACTGCTAACAGAGGTGGCGGTGGCGGCGGCGGTGGTGGTGCAGGGCCGACTGGAGGGCCGGGCAAAAGTGGTGGTTCGGGAATTGTTGTTCTTAAGTACATCGCCCCTTCACAGACAGTTTTTACTTTTAGAGGCTCAGGAAATTGGGTTTGCCCAACAGGAGTAACCACAGTTGATTATCTGGTCGTGGCTGGTGGTGGTGGTGGAAATGGCGCTGATTATTTATGGACTGCTGGCGGGGGTGGTGGCGCTGGAGGTTTCCGTACTGGCACAGCCGCATCCGTTACGGCAGGCGTTGAATACGTAATTACCGTTGGTGCTGGTGGTGCCGGTAGAGTATCTTTTGGACAAGCTGGAATCAATGGGAACAATTCTTCTATAGTTGGTGGTTCTTCTCCGTCTGTTTTTGCATCCCCCGGTATTGTTTCCGCTGGTGGTGGTGGTGGCGGTACATACAATGGTGCAGTTGGGAATGGCGGTTCTGGTGGTGGCGGTGGTGCTTTTAACAACACAACCGGAGGAACAGGAAATACACCATCAACTAGCCCATCCCAAGGAAGTAATGGTGGCACTGGTCGCACTGGACAGGATTCAACTGTTGCAGCAGGAGGTGGTGGTGGTGCTTCTGCTGTTGGTGGCAATGCTTCTCCTGCTACGGGTGGAAATGGCGGTGCTGGCACAGCTTCATCAATTTCTGGGTCGTCTGTGACCTATGCAGGCGGTGGCGGTGGCGGTGCGACAACAGGTGGAACTGGTGGTGCTGGAGGAGGAGCTAATGGAGTCGGAGTTGCAACTGCAACAGCAGCTACAGCGAATACTGGAGGAGGTGGTGGTGGCGCATCCGGTGGTGCGAATCCCGGTAACGCAGGAACTGGTTCTGCCGGCGGTTCTGGTATCGTAATTATCAAAATCAACCAATAAAACTATGGAAACTAAAGTCTATCGATTCATGGGCATCGACACGGCAATGCAGTTGCTACGTCCGGGTGCTAAATGGGAAATCTCAAACAACGTATTTACTCGTTGGGATGATCCTAGACCTTGCCCGTCCATTGAAGAAGTGTATTGGGTGATGGACAGAATCAAAGAGTTTGAGGAAAGCATTCCGACCATGTGGCTACCAGAGCAGCTTGAGCAGATGGGCGTACAGATGAAAGAGATTGAGGAAGCCATCGGATGAATATGCACAATCTTTTCCCAACACCTGTGGGGATGTTTGATTTAGACCGTCCGTTGACCAACGAGGAAATGCTGTTCGTTCGCGGTCAGGAAACTAGGCCGAATGAGGGCAACACGACCAGCAAAAATAACTTTGTGCTGCGCGACCCTACGATGACTTCCCTGCGCGGCTGGCTTGAGGACTGTGTGGCTGAATACTTCAAGGCAACCAGCAACCCTAAGCATGACGTTGACCTGCGGATTACGCAGAGCTGGTTTAATTATTCAGAGCAGGGGCAATGGCATCACAAGCACGCGCATCCGAATAGCTTTGTGTCTGGCGTGTTCTATCTGAACACCAATCCAGATGACAAGATTTTCTTCTATCGCTCTGGCTGGCAACAGATTAAGTTTCCACCGGAAGAATGGAACTTGTACAACTCCGAGTCGTGGTGGTTTGAGGCCATCACAGGGCGGCTAATTCTGTTCCCCTCCTCGCTTGAGCATAACGTGCCGACGGTGACGGGTGATGATGTGAGGATAAGCATGTCGTTTAACACATTCCCTGTTGGCGTGGTGGGTGATGAGATGCAACTAACTGGATTAAAACTGGAGGCTTAAATGGCGCACTTCGCTGAACTCGACGCAAACAACGTGGTATTGCGCGTCATTGTAATCGACAACAAGGACACAGCAGACGTTAACGGTATAGAGAAAGAACACATCGGTGCTGCATTCTGTGAGCGCCTGTTTGGTGGCAACTGGAAGCAGACCAGCTACAACGGAAACATGAGAAAGCGCTTCGCAGGTATAGGTTTTATCTATCGCGCTGACACTGATGCGTTTGTTACACCACAGCCTTATCCGTCATGGACATTAGACGATGACGCTAACTGGCAACCACCGGTAGCAATGCCTACTGATGGTCAGAAATATAGCTGGAATGAAACAACTCAGACTTGGGATGCAGTTGAGTAATCATGGAAGACTTGATCACAAAGATTGCCGTTGGCATTGCTGGCCTTGGTGCCGGTGCTTGGGGTATGTACCAGAAGGTGAAGGCCGACAACCGCAACAACCATGCGGCTGATCTTACTGGTGCGGCTTGGGCGCAGGTAGTCACTACCTTGCGCGAAGAAGTGTCACGCCTGTCGGAACGGCTGGCTGCTGTCGAGGAGCAGAACCGTCGGTGCGAGGAAGCGAACGATGCCTTGCGCGAAGAGATCATTAGCATGAAGAAGCAGCTCCACTTGTTCTGATGTGTGGATCCGCTAACGCTACTTGCTGCTGCAAACGCTGCGGTCGCGGCGGTAAAGAAAGGCTGCCAACTTTACAAGGACATAAAAAACGCCAGCGGCGAGGTGTCCGACGTACTGAAGGATTTGCGGGCGCAGTTTGATAAGGTAACAGGTGGCAATCCGACAGTTGAGCAGAAGCAAAAATTTAACGCCGAGGTGCAGCGCGTCCAGGAGATTGCAAAGGCTGACCCAAATGATGTGTATACCGAGATCGGTAACCAGTTGGGTGCGTTGATGGACAGCTACGATGCACTAAGCAAGGCGCTGCTGGCTGAACAGATGGAGAGCAAGAAGGTTTACAAGGGCGAGGAAAGCATTGGCCGCCGAGCGCTGCGTCGAATCATCATCACGACACGCCTGGATGCCATGCTGGCAGAGATACGAGAAACCATGGTGTTCCGCAGCCCGCCAGAATTGGGATCACTTTGGGGTAAGTTCTCTGAGATGTGGGAAACCATTGTGGCCGAGCAAGAGGCGGCGCACGCAGAGGAACTTAAACTGATTCAGATGGCTAGATGGCGACGCAGAAAAAAAATAGCGGAACTAAAGGCCAAAGCAACTTGGATTTCAGCAACCGTTTTCGTAATTCTGTGGGGGGTGCTTTTGATGTGGCTAACGACAAGAAGCAAAGAAGATGAAACAATTGAGGCGTGAAATACTAGAGGAACGAAATCTATACAGGGGTAATTGATGCTGACTGAAAGCCAACTGAAGCAGATGATTCCTGGCAACAAGCACGTTAGCTACTGGCACAACGCGCTCGAGCAACTGCTGCCTGACTACGACATCAACACCCCGCAGCGGATTGCTGCCTTCATTGCGCAGTGTGCGCATGAGTCTGGCAACTTCACCACGCTCAAAGAGAATCTTAATTACAAATGGGAAACCCTGCGCAGGTTATTCCCAAAATATTTTTCCACCGATGATGTCGCCAAAGAATATGCCAGCAAACCCAACCGGCAAGAGGCTATTGCGAACCGCATATACGCTGGCCGCATGGGCAATGGCGATGAGTCTAGTGGCGATGGCTTTCGCTATTGTGGCCGTGGCCTCATCCAACTTACCGGTCGATCTAATTACCAGGCTTTTGCCGACAGCATAGAGGTGGATGACAGACCGCTCGAAATTACCGAGGTGCCTGAGTACCTGGCTACCTTCGAAGGCGCTGCACAGTCTGCCTGCTGGTTCTGGGAAACCAATAACCTGAACAAGTTTGCCGACGCTGATGACATCCTGGGCATGACCAAACGGATCAACGGCGGCACCATCGGACTGAACGACCGGATCAAGCATTACAAACACGCGCTTCATGTCTTGGGGGTCAAATGAGATACCTGCTGATTCTGCTGCTGCTGGCTGGGTGCGAAGACAGATTCAGATACCCGTGCCAGGACAACAAGAACTGGAACAAGCCTGAGTGCCAGCGACCGACCTGCGCGGTGACCGGCACTTGCCCCGACCAGCTGGTGCCAGCTGCTGACTTTAAGCCGGAGGAACAAAAACCATGAAGTGGACTCCAGATCAAATCGACTCGGTCATCAAGCTAGTCATCGGCACGACGTTCTGTGCTGTGCTGCTGATGATGTCGAGCCTGGCCATGTACTCGGTAGTGTTCGTGACCCAGCCGATGAACTCCATTGCGCCTGCGGATCGCCAGTTCTTTATGTTGCTATCGGACATGTCGAAGTACATCCTCGGTGCGCTGGCAACCCTGTTGGCCATCAAGGGCAAGGACGGCGTGGCCAAACTGATCGACCCACCGCCTGGTGTTAGCAAGGCCAGCGATTGGACTGATCCACAACCACCGGCACCCAAGGCTCCAGCTCCAGTGCATCAGCGTGTCGAGCCTATGCTAGAGACTAGCCCACCACCACCTGTGGCGGCAGGCTTCAACGGTAAAGCAGCACCACCAGCAGCACCACAACCTGAACTATAGGGGGAACCATGAACGCTTTTGTACTGATCCGCATGGCCGCAACCGTGGCAGCCAGCCTGCTGTTAGCATTCAACGTCCACGCTGGTGGCGAGATGAAGAAGGTCTGCCGGGAAGATCCGAAGACCAAGAAGGAAGTGTGCCGCGATGTGAAGGTTCATAAAAAATTGGAAGGCACAAAAGTGCCGCCATCAAAATGAATCCTTATTTCATTGCCGGTGCTGTCATAGCTGTCGCACTGGCTGGCGCTGGTGGCTACGTCAAAGGCTCGGCAGCAGGTAAGGCCGAGGTACAGGCGCAGTGGGATCAGGAGAAGGCCAAGCTGGCAGAAGAGTATGCGAAGGCGCAGGCAGCTGCACGCGAGAAGGAGCAGCAGCTACAAGCCCAGGCTGACGAGTTAAGAAAGGAATCTTATGAACAGATCAAAGATATTAATGCTCGCTCTGACCGGCTCATTGACAGCCTGCGCAAGCGCCCCGAGCGCCCCGCCGCCCCGGCAGGTGCCGTGTCCAGTACCGCCAGCTCTTGCAGTGGAGCGTCTGGAGCGGAACTGGATCGGACAAATGGAGAGTTTCTTGCAAGGTACGCCGCCGACGCAGCAAGGCTCCAATCAGCCCTCGACACCTGCATCCGTCAGTACGAAGCAGTGAGGAACACCCCCCGCTGACACTGCGCCCCTCCTGCGCTAACCAAAGTATCAGCGGGTTTTCCCGGCTATCAGTCGGGATTTTTTTCCTTGTTCATTTCAGCGCCCAGCATTCGCAGCCGCTTCTGGTAAGCCTGTGAATGCTGCAGCATGGCACCAGGCTCCATCTGTTTGAACATCGCCTGGTTCGCTTCCTTGAAATTTTTTAGCGCTGTCATCCGGTCACGCTCACTAGCCTTGCCTGCTGACATGGTCTTGTCGGCAAGCGTTTCGTAGGCTGCAGACCACTCAAGCTGGCTGGTGTGGGTTGATTTGACCACTGGCCCGGCATCACCTTTGCTTGGCACCATCAGCTGATAGATGCTTATCACGCCAGGTTCTGCAGCAGGTTCTGCAGATTCTGCAGAATCATTCTGCAAATCAGAATTGGCTTCCTCCAGATCCGGCACATACTCATCCACCGTGGTGGCGATGATTGTTTCCATCACTGCGGTTGGCTCTGGCGGCGCGATCCGATCCAATGGATTGGCTGGCAGCGGCGTGATATTCTTGGCTGGCTGTGGCCGTGCCTGCTTCGGGTACGCCTGCCACGGCCCCTGCTTGCCCCACAGGCCAGCTCGCTTGGCATCCTCGACCGAGAACTTAGCAATCACCGGCTTGCGACCCTTGCGCTTGGCCACGCACACAGCGGTCGGGTTCGGCGTGCCTTCACCCTCGAAATACTCTTCGATGTCTTCGCAGTGTGGGCTGGCCTGCACCAGCGCCATCGCTGCATCACCGTAGACCGAAGGCTTCCCATTTATCACCGCGATATTTTGTAACGCCTGCATGGGTGCCAGGCCGATCTCTGCACCCCATTGCATGGCCACCAGAATATCTTGCGGCTTGCCGGTGTAGGCTTTGGGTACTAGGCTGGACGATGCCAGCTCTTCGGCAAACTGCCTGGCTTCGGTAAAGGTTGCAGGCGCGAACCCCTGTCTAGTTGTAACGAGATTGGTCATTGTTATCCCCTGGTAAAAATTCATGGATGGTGTAAAGAACTAGCGCGGTGAAGGATTCGACGATCTCTTCGGCCTCTTCCTCGCTGCACTTGGGTATCGTGTTCAACAGCGCAACCACAGCTCTGGCGTGCGCCTCTTCGAGTTTGGTCATAGTGCCTCTTTGATGGACAGGGTTGATTGTCTGATGCTGTATGCGTCCTTCGCAGGCACCACCTTCTCTGGTGTCGCTTTGTAGCTACGCATTGGCCAGCGGATCTCGAAGCGACCGACGGTGCCTTTGGATGCCTGGCCGAGCATGGCTTTGAGCTCGGTCTCTGCTTCGGAGCGTTTGCCTTCTGCCTCTTTGATGGCTGCGTTGGCGGCTAGGATCTGGTCGGCCAGCTGTTCAGCGCGACCAGGTAGGTTGACTACCGCAGCCTCATCAGCTGCCGGGTACATACGGTCGGCATCCTTGCTGTTGGCTGGTGGGTAGTAGTCAATCTCGCCGGTGGCTTTGTACTTCTCAATCTTGTTTTGGAACTCCAGCACCGCAGTCTTGATTGTTTCCAGCGTCTGCTTGTGCGGCTCGAACAAGAAGATCCGCAGCACGGTTCCCTGGTACAGCACGGCCACGGCACCCCATCGGGCCTGCATAATGTCCATCTGTGCCTGCAACTGCACAGGGCCACGGTACAGCGCAGGCATTTCCTCGGGCGACACCGCGGTTAGCTTGGCCTCAAGTACACCATAACCGTCCAGCATGATCTCATCTTGGCCCACCACAATAATGCCGGCATCCATGTCGGTGCGGATCTTCTGCCCACGGCCATGCGCCCAACCGTCCAGGCTGCAAGCCAGCGGTAGCGTCTTATGAAAGAAGGCCGAGTCGAACTCGGTCGAGAGCTCGAGCAGCTCGAGGCGCTTGGCTGTTTCCAGCAGGATCAGGCGCTCGATGCGGTCGCCCCAAGCCATCGCTTCGTTCTGTTTGTCTTCGCGTGGCAGGCCTTTGCTGGCGTTGATGCTGTACTGTAGTTCGTCATTGGGTGTCTGGTAGCGAGACAGCCCGAGCAGCGCTGGCAGGCGGCTGGCGCTCATCATGTAGTCCGGTGTTAGTTTGCCTGACATGTTTCCTCCGTTAGTTTATAGACCCGCACAACGCGAGCGTGGGCGGCTTTGTGAGCGGCTTCTGTGTAGCCGATTGCTGTGAATTTTTTACCCCGGAAAACGGCACCCAAAACCGATGGGTGCAGCTCCGCAGGCAGGTTGATGGCAGCTCGAACATCGTTGATGGACACCGAGCCCTGCTGCCTGCAGATCTGAGCTGCAATTTCCCGGCACTGAGCCAGGAAGTCGCTGTCGCGTTGCTCGAACAATGCCAGCTGGGCATCGCGCAGGATCTGGCCGGTGATCATATGACACCCGCCACAAAGAACATGGCCATGACAACAAAGATCCCGAGCAGAAAACCGTTGAAGAAATCGTCGTTCATGCTGCACCCCGCTGAATAAGGTTGGAAACTTGGGCAGCGCCCCAGGTACGGCCACCGCGAGCAGTCTGCACGCCGCGAGCTGTGAGTGCTGCTGCGATTGAGCTGCGGCGACTAATTTCCTCGCGCTCATGCTGGGCAACTACTGCTCGGATACCAAACTCAAGCGTACCAGCGTGCGGCATGTCGGCTGCAACGATCTGAACGCCAGAGTCACGCAGGGTCAGCAGGAACGCTGCCTGGCGCGACAGACGGTCGATCTTGGCAATCAGCAGAGCAGCGCCAGTGGCTTTGCACATGGCGATGGCAGCGGCCAACTGTGGCCGGTCATCGTGCTTGCCTGATTCGATCTCTGTGAAGCTGTGGATGATGCCGTCAGCGTATGCTTTGACTGCGGTGTGCTGGGCTTCGAGGCCGAGGCCAGATTGGCCCTGGCGCTCAGTAGAAACTCGGAAGTAAGCTACATACTTGCTCATGTTTTGCGCTCCTGTATCTCGGTGGCGTTGCGGTCTTGAGTGACCGTAGACAGAGACTCTCATATATCGCCGGTATATGTCAACACCCCAAACCAAAATAATTTTAGGTGCTGTCAAATTGGCAAGCGTTGACGGCGTTACGGTCTTGGAATTATATTCGGGCGATATACAGGGGGGGAGTTATGAAACAGGGCAAGATGTTTTTAATGCGTATGCGGCCAGAGGTAAGGCAGCTGCTAGACCAAGCGGCTGCAGAGGAGCGTCGCACCAGGGTGTCGATTCTGGAAGAGCTGATACTGGAAGCCTATGGCAAGCGCTACCAGAGCACGCAGGATCGGCTGAACAAGCTGCTAGGTGGCGCATGAACGGTCGCGGTAAGCGGAATAAGGGTGCTGCAGGCGAGCGTGAGCTGGCCAAGCTACTGACTGATGAGCTCGGGTTTGTGGTCAAGCGCAACCTGGGCCAAGCCAGAGATGGTGCGGACGACATCACGATCCAGCACTTTAGGCTTGAGGTAAAGCGGCAGGAGCGGTTGCAGATTGATGCCTGGTCGCAACAGGTCGAGGCTTGTGCGCAGCCGCATGAGGTGCCGGTGGTAGTCTACCGGCGCAACGGCCAGCCCTGGCGCGTCTGCCTTTTATTGGATGACTTTATACCTATGCTACGAGATCAATTAGAGGGAAACAATGCAAACCAAACTGAAGCTGGCTGATGACACGATGCCGCCAAAGAAAGAAAAGAAGCCGGATGACACGCCGAGTGTGTGGAACCCAAATTTCAAATATAAGCCAGCAGGCACGGCGATGGACTTAGCCGCCAAGTTCAAGCGCATCCAGCGCGAGCAGGCCAAGGCTGCGAAGGCTAACAAGGTGAGGCGCGTCAAATGATCAGACTGTGGCGAGCGTTCAGGATGTGGCGTTACTCCGGCCTTGGGATCATGGCCTCGGTGAAGCAGGCCAGGCGGTATCTGAGGCGGCATGGTGGCCGCAGGTTATGAGCATTGCCAGCACTGCGACAGGCCGCATTGGAAGCCTCGCACGGTGCTGGTGGACGGCGTTGAAGTCTGCACGCACAGCGAAGCCTGGCGCTTCGAATGCGAGGTGAGGTGGGCTCTGAAGCTGCCGGACAAGGCGAGAAAGCCGAAGGTTACCAAGATGCAATATTTACTCAGTGTCGAAGAGCGGCGCGGCATTGAGGGCAAGACCAAGCTGCGAAATGAGATGTTAAGGAGATATAAGAATGCAAAAACCAAGGAATGACCACCGGCTGCTGGACACACTGATTACTGAGCTCAGAGCTCGCAACGACGCTCACCTGGCTGTCAAGCTGGGCTGGCCGCAGGCGTATGTCAGCAAGATAAGAAACGGCAAGATGGGTGTCACAGCCGAGCGGATCTTGAAGATTCACGACGCGACAGGCTGGGAGATCAGCCGGATCAAGGGGCTGCTATGAATACCAAGTTCTGCACGAGTTGCCAATGCACCAGGGAAGAGGCAGGAGGCATCTACAAGCGCGGCAAGACCACGGCGAGGTGGATCTGTAAGCCTTGCATCGAAAAGCGCTCAGAGAGCCCGTATCGCAACCACAGCGGCCAGATAACGCCAGAGGCGCATGTCAGGAAGCTGGCTGCGCAGCTGC